GTCTAGGGAACTACAAGCACTAACAATCATATTAGTGCCACGGTTTACGCTCTCTAGCTTTTGAAACGCCTGACTATAGGAGATCATAGCGTCAGTAGAGATTGTTATTCCCTCTTCCCGACTAATGACCACCTGAGCTGGGTTCAGTTTTTCAACCACCCAGTTTCGGAAATCTTTTACAACGCCCATTTTTAATCCCTAGTAGAAGTCGCTAAAACTGGACCCTAAAATCTTTGGCTTCTCACCAGGATTTAGGGAACTTTTAGCTTTTTGGGTTTCTATCCAAACACCTTGTTTTTGAGCAGTACTCAGAGCCGGAGCTTTACCATACACACTGTGTAGGTTCACATGGTGATGGTTACAAAGAGTGTAAACATCATCATAGATTTCCTTACGGTGGTGTTCAATAAATTCATCACGGTTTAACAGTACAGCCTCATCACTAGAAAAGTCACGTCCGGTCTTTTCTATCCACAATTCCAACAATAGAGTGATTGAATGAGTATGGTGTAATTCTAAATCTTTATCAGTGCCACAAATATAGCAAACACTTTTCTTTTCGTATGCTGATTTAGCTCTGTCACGGATCCACTTGACTGGAATCCGTTTGTTTGTATTTTTTGCCAAGTTATACCTCAAATTACCGTTATTATAGCATAACAGCTGTTACCCGTCAATACCTTTTTTATATTACCCCATTAAATTGTGTAGGTATAAAGGCAGTAACGAAGTGCGTCTGCTATGTGTGAAACCCTGCTGTGTACCGGTTTTTCACGGGTTAAGGTCTCACGGTTGTCCCACTGATACTGATCAAACATTTCCTGAGTGTGACGACAGTGAGGGCTCACTTTAATACGTCCCTGCTCAACTAGGGTTTGTACATAGGCAATACCTTCTAATACCTGTTTTTTCGCCTTGATTGTAGTGATATCGTAGTTGTAAGCAAGATCACTTGCAAACTGTGCTGCGGCTGAGTCAATAAAGATACCACCTTCTAATCCCCAACGTGCTATTAAGGCGTTAAAGCAGCGAGCATGCTCCTCTGTGGTCTTTTCTGCTTCTAAGTACTCGTCGATCACATGGAATGTGTCATCTTTTGGATCATAAGCCACAACCACCATAGCAGTGGGATCACGATATCCTGGGTCAATTCCTGCAATATACTCCACACCATCTGAAGGTTGATACTCTACTATCATCTCCTCTGAAAAGCTGTAGATCTGACCCTGATAGGTGTTGAATGAGGCCATGTACTCCTGTTCAAACTCTGACTTCGACATGCTACGACGAGCCTCAGCCACATCCGACTCCAACATACGGTCGTTTTCTGTGTAGTCTGCTTGCAGTGAAATCCACTGGGGATAGTCATCACTCCAACCTCGATCCCAGAAACGAGCAAACCAGTTGTGTTTTCCACGGGGAGTTGAAATAAAGATGGCCTTACTATTCGGACGGTCTAAGGTAGGACGTAGACTAACATTAAAAGCCTCCTCACCACCCTCACCTAGAGCTGCTTCGTCGAATATGATTAGATCGTAACTACGACCCACTGAACTGTCTACAGTACTCAAACTTCCCATTCTGATAGTACTACCGTTCGTCAATTCAATGATTCTGTCCTTTACATTGTCCTTTGCCAATTCTAGGTCAAACTGGCGTATGAATGAACGCTGTAGATCAAAACTAATACTACTTAAATTGTAGTTTGGACTCATGATCAATACATTACAGCCTGGGATCAACACTACGAGTTGACCAATGACGTTAGCAATAAACGTTTTGCCCAATCTTCTACTCAGAGCTGCACAGATGAAACGGTAACGGGGATTGTTTACTGCATTGATCAGAGCAATCTGGGGACAGTTCAAGTTATCAAAAATGGGCTTGTTACCCACAGTTGCCAACTTAAGATAGTTTTCAATAGGCAGTTTGATAAACCTGAGATCCTGAGGATAGTCTGTAATGTTGAACTGGTCGATGTCTGGGCGGCTGATCTTAAGCATTGGGTTTCATTAACCGTTCTAACAGGCTACCATAGTTTGAATTGGCTCCGCCATCATTGATTTGTACGTTTACCTGGCTCTTGATGGAGGACGCTTTGACCTTTTCCAACTTGATTTCTGCCTCCAACTGTTCCATGGTCATTTTGTGACTAAGGGCGAGCAGGTCTGCAATGTCTTTTGAACTCCCCACTCCTGCCTCATCCATTTCCTGAAATTTCTTTTGGATGAGAGCATCCATTGCTTTTCTCATCTTGAAACGGTTATTGAACCCCATGTCTTTAAAGACCTGGTCAATATACCGTTTTACTTCTGGACGGTTGAGTTGGCTAGCTACCAGCTCTGTCGAAATCCCCAGGTCTTCTGCAGTGTTTTTCAGGCTCTGGGTTTGTAAGTAGCAATTGGCAACCTCTAATCCTTCGGGATCTAGGGCGAGTACCTCTGCTGGGTGTTGAGCTGGTAGCATCTTATCCTCTTTAGTTGATCTGAATATAGTTGGGCTTGACAGCCTCTTCTGGTGCTAAGGTTATCACCAACACACCATCTTTCAAGGCTACATTTTCCACCACTATGTTGTGGTTTAGGGTCCAGGTTCTGACCCAACTACGGTGGGCCAGTTGATGGACAAGGTACTCGCCATCTGGCTTCGTTTCCTTGGTACCCCTAACTTCTAAGCGATTACCAGTGAGAGATACCTGCAATTCCTGACGGGTAAATCCACTTACTGCAATTTCTATTGTGTAATGGTCACTATCTGGCGACCTGATAATATTGTAGGGTGGGTAGGCTGGTTGATGCCGATTGAACAAGTTTTCAAACCCGATAAGGGTCTGGTAGAGAGGGTCGATAAGTGAGGTTGATTTCATAAACAATCCTTATGTTAAGCGATTGAAAGGGTTAATGGAGTTGATGTGATTACGAAGGTTCTGTAAAAAGGATGCTAGTGAAGTCATAGCCATCCCCGATATCTAAGGTTCTGCAACCTGTGGTGTAAATCTGATAAATCTACAGGAGATCCTATCATGTTCTCAACTCTGCGTTGATTGGTCTCTGTGAACCAATCCCAGATAGTTTGTAAAAAGTTTTTCATAGTGTGGTTGTGTGTGGTTGTGTTGATTGACCCACTTCTAGGGTCTTGTCAATTATATCACTGTGGGCTTTAGATTTCAAGTCTAAAATTGGATGCTGTTGTGGAAAGTTGACTTGATTCTTATCGGTTTTTGGTTTATAATAATTTCTTTGATCGGAAAAAATCCCAAATCGGCCGCGTGCGTATGGGCGCGGCCGTGGTAAAAATACAACAGTCTAACAACCGCCCCTGCCGGTATACCCTACCCCCTATCCTATATACCCTAGGGGGTAGAGCATAAACCCCTAGGGGGTTCAGTCGATCTGGACATCGATCAGGCGATGGTCGTGAAAAATGTAATAGCAGCACAGGCGGCCATAGGCCACCATAATCGAGCGGTTGCCCGGGCTAATGGTAGCGTACTCGATACCCTGACGAGCAAGGCTGATCTTGACGGTTTCAAGCTCCAGGGGGTGGAGCTTTTCTTCATGGTATATGGTGAACATGGACAACCTTTCAGCGGCCGAGGATACGTTGAAACAGGGAGGGCTTGACAGTCTGAACCGGGCGACGGTTCGACGTGCTGGGCTTTTGCCAGGAGGGAACAACCTTTTGGGCTTGGGCTTGCAGTTCCAGGTTAGCGGTGAATTCTGAGCGGTTCATCTTGATTCCCTTTCGTTTGCTGATGTAGCTATGATAGCGCTACCCTGCAAGGATGGTATTAGGGTTTACCCTACAAATAGGGTGGGGGGCATCCCCCACCCCATCGGAAAAAACGCCTTCAGGCTTCCACGGGAAGCATAAAGGCTTCCCGAATGCGGATGGCATTCTGACGGTGAAAGTAAGCGCGGGCAGCAAAGGGGATCAGATCCTCCTCGGGAAAGCCCGGGGCTTCCATCACTTCCTCGATATACCCGGCCACCGTATCTTCATCATCGGCAGCGCGGAGGATGACGGTTTCCAGATAGGACAAGGCATAGGTGGTGCCGTTGGGAGTGGTGCGAACGGCAGACAATTCGACGCGACGTGTGTTCATGGTGAGACTCCAGAGGATTAGAGGGATTCGGCAGCGATCAGGATGGCAGCGCGATCAGCGTAGCCCTTCACGCCCGGCTGGATCAGGGGCAGCCAGGGTGCGAGAGCCTTACGCTGGGCAGCGGTAAGGGTGCGCACGGTGGCGCGGGCTTGGCGGGAGAGGCGGGGCTTGTTCATCGTCAGACTCCGGGTTGTGTACCTGTATATATGCAAAGCCCGTGCCAGGCTAAAAACGGCCTTTTTTGCCACATTTTTAGGCAAATGTGACGCGTTTTGTCACCCACCCCTGACAATTCTTGTCACCCCTGACAATTCTTGTCACCGGCTACCGTGAGGGCTATATACCCCCACCCCGTACCGTATATACCCCCGGGGGTACCCGGGCGCCGATTTTATATTATGGTTTTGGGCCGGGTCAATAGGGACAAACCCTAATGTTGCACGCTCGCTACAAAAAGACCACAGGCTTGACAGGGGATTATGGGCATGGCATAATTAGGGTTTCCCCCATGCTGGCTCATACCCCATACCGTACCAGGCTCGGCTTATATAAGCCACCGCTTATGTTGCACTGCAGCATGCGTCTCGGCTTATATAAGCCCCCGCTTATGCTGCACCGCAG